TTTTGTGTTTGTCGTTTAAATATGCAACTTCTTTAATTTTCATAATTTTATTACAATTTTTTCGCTGTTACTCAAAACTATGCAAAAATAGTAGGTATATTAGGAAATAATTTCACAATTTTTAAACAAACTGGAAAAAAAATTAACTAAAGTACACTATCTTGCCATTTCCACTCCAAATCTCCTTATTTACTGCCATAACTAAGCAATCTACCATATCATCATGCTTTGCTGCTGGAAATTTAGTTAGTTGGTCTAAAAACTCTCTATTCCAGTCGCCATTTAACAAACTTACCCTACCACTCTCTAAAGATGCACTAATATCACTTACTCTTGCTACTTTATCTTTAGTTGGCGGCTTATCTTCTTTAACATTTAGTCCAGTTTCTCTAATTAACGTTTGAACTATAGACTTTCCTGATGCTTTTGGCTCTACATATATTCTGCTTTTTGGTGTATAACCATTCTTTTTTACCCATTGTGGTATAAACTTTACCAGTTCTGGAAACTCTTTATGCACATTTACACAATCTATTATCTGCCATTTATTGTTTTTATAGGTATATGCTAGTAGTGCTGAGGGGTCATTTTTTTGATTTGCAGTATATGCAGGGTCAATAACAAAGTTAACTGTTGCTTCTTCTACTCTATATCTATCTATTTTAAACCAATCTTTGCGTATCATACCACTATCTAGGGGTGTTGGTGTTTGTTGTAGTTGTCCAGCATAGCCATAACTACCTAAAGCACTTTTATAATCATTTAAAACTTCTTTACTAAATCTATCTGGCCAAAACAGTCCACTTTCTTTGTTATAAAATTGAACTAATGATTTTGGTTTGATATTTCCATCTTCATTTGTTGCTGGTATGCAAATGTGTTTATATTTAGTTCTTGTTTCTCTATCAAGTAAAAATCCACTTAAGTCATCTTCATGTACTCGCTGCATAATTATAATTCTTACTCCAATGTCTGCTTGGTTAAGTCTTGAGTAGAATGTTGTCCTATACCATTCATTAGCGTTCTCTCTTTCAGTTGCAGAGTTTGCCATTTGTGGTGATAGGGGGTCATCAACAATAAGAAAGTCTCCACCCTGTCCAGTAACAGTACCACCAACAGAGGTTGCTCTTCTCATTCCAATATGATTATTCTCATATCTCTCTTTTAGGTTTTGGTCTTTCTTAATAAAAAAAACATCACTCCATCTTGCTTTAAACCAATCGCTAAATATTATATCCCTTGACTTTGTTGCTAATTCAATAGATAGTGTTGCAGAATATGATGAGGTTATAAATCTAAGTTTTGGTGATTTTATCCAAGCCCATACTGGAAACATAACTGTAACTATTAATGACTTTGTACTACGAAAGGGTACGTTAATGATTATGTCTTTTGTTTTTGGTTTTTGTGCAATGATTCTTTCACACTCTGCTTGTAGTATATCGCAAATATATTTATGATGCCAATTAGTAGATAGAGGTACTGATGGTTCTACAACGTGCCATGCCTGTTTAAAGAACTCATAAAAACTCATCTCACAAAGTTTCTTTTTGAGTGCAAACTTTAAAAGTTTTTTATTCTTCATCTAGTTCTGTAAAGTCAATATCTTCTGCATCATCAAGACCTCTTATTTGATTTTTAATATCTTCAAGAGTTGCACCTTCATTTAATTTTATTTCAATTTTGGTATCAGTGTCTTTTTTAATTTCTGTTGATTGCAGTTTAGGTATAGCATAGTTCATTAGTTTTGCTATTGCATCTATGTAGGCACGAGGGTCTTCATCAAACAATATATCTAATGCCATCTTAATTTTTACTGGTTGTCCTTCTAGTGCATATGCCAATGACTTCCTAGTCATCTTAGCCACTTGCCTTACTTCATGGTTTTTTGGTTGCAAAGATTTAGGTGTGTTATTGTAGTTCTCATCTATCTTTCCAAGTTGAGGTCTCTTTTTCCTTGCCTCTTCTCCTAACTTTTTTTCTTCACCCATTATAATGTGTTTATAAATAAAGGAGACTTAGCACCAACATAACAATTCATAGTGTTATGATAAAAAAATTCTATAGCATCTTCATCATTCATTCCATCTTTAACTAAAGACTCTATACATTTTTGAATATCATACACAACAATCATCTCTGCTTCTTTGTTGTAGGCAGTACCAATTATAGCATTATCAAAACCATCTGCAATTAAGCAATCATGTTCCGCTAAGTAATTTAATAGTTCTTTTTCCATTTTGCCAAAATACAAAAACTTTCTTTTCCTTTTTCATAATTATAATATAAAATTGAACACCATGTTGTTAACATTATTTTGAATTGTACACAAATTATGCAAAACTTTAATTTTAAAACACTATCTTCGTTCCTCTTATAAGAGTTTATCCCTATTGTGACCTTATAATCGTCACGTCTTATAGTAAACATCATTGCTCATATCGCAAGGTTTATATCAAACTTTTAAAATAGATGTTTATTCTTAAAACATAGTTTTTATAAAATTGAACTTTAATTTGGTGTGTGTACGTTTGTGTGGCTAAAAGCCCTTAGGGGTTTGCATTACGGAATCGCAAAACAACACCTTTTTTTTAATTTAATCAATATTTTTTTAAAAAACTCTGGCAAAGCGTGTAAAAACACTGTTTTAAATTGTCTTTTTGTGTTTTAAATCTTTCTTTTTGGTACAAAATCGTAAGAATAAAAAGAAAAAGCCAACAATACAAAACAAATTTATTTTAATTTACAAAACATTAACTAATATTTAACTAATCATTTTAATGAGTTTTAAAGCGTTTTAATAGTCATATAGTATATAGATATATAAGTTTTATTTGCTTACATTAGACAATAAAAAAAGAGCCTATATAAATAGACTCTTATAAGTTTCTTCCTCTGTTTGTTTCTTAGTGCAATAACATTGCAAGTAATAATAATATTACATAAAAGAAATTAGGAAAGTTAGACATAGGTAATTGTTTGCCAGCCATAGTTATTTTATTTTATATATTATTTTATTAATTATTAATTTTTGCAAAGTGTTTAAATTTATCATTCTATAACCTTTATTAGCCATATCAAACACAGGTATTAAATCGTATTTAATAGGATTATAGGGCTGTTTCTTTGCATTTGGGTTAAGGTGCTTTTTTACTCCTAGTCTAGCGTTAATAAGTCGGTGTGTGCCATCCTTTTTAATGAATAAACCGCTAAATATTTGGCCCTTTGTGCCTTGAATTAATTGCTTTGCTTTGTCTTTGTTTATAGTTTTATTAGTCATGATTTTCATTTTTAAAAGTTATTATTTGCCCATTTTAAACGTGCTTTTTTTACTTGTTGTTTAATTGCTTTTGCCTCTTGTTCTAACTCTCTGAGAGTCATAAAAGCCAAGTCTAGCAAAATGTTTTTGTCTGTTTTTGTGTGGGCTGTAATATAGTTTATTAATCTTGCCCTTGCTTTTTTCTCGATATTTTCCATAATTTAAATTTATTTAATTAATAATTATTTTTAAAAGTTTGTTCTATTTCTCTTCCGTTTCTTGTATTAAAGCCATAAGAATGCGTATAAAGTTTGTTGATTGGTTTATCGTCTATCATAAACAAAAAAATTTGTAAAGGGGTGCAATTATATGTTTTTGCCGTTTCTCTAGATGCTTTTACTAATCTTTTAACATCGTGTTTTAAATATCCGTAATTATAATATATATAATTTTCTGCAAATTTTTTTGTAAGTTTTTTAATTGGTTTCATTGTATTGTTTTTAATAGTTAATATTATTTTTTAATGATATACTAAACCGACTTTTTTATTGTCTGTAATTGCTTTTAAATCATTATTAGACGCGTCAATATATCCTGCCTTTAATAAGTCGGTTACTGTCTTAAATATTCTTGCATGACGATGTTTTTTAGTGTTTATTAAATTATCTGTTTTTGAACCCTCAGAAAATATAATTTTCATATTTTTAGGTAAGTTAATTTGATAATCTATAAAAAATTTTATTGATTTTGTATAAGCGTAAAAAATAACGTCTTTATTTTGTTTTGCTATCTGTACCCACTTTTTAAGATATGCAACACTATAAAAGTCACCGCTATCATGTATTCTAATATAATTTGCTTTTTTCTTTTTTATTTCGTTTGTTATTAGTTCAATAAAATTATCTTGTTTAGTCAAATTATATTTTTTCTCCATTAATTGCTGTATTATTGGAAACCTTGTATAATTTCCTTTCTGAGCATAACAATATTTAACGCATTCTTTAGCAAATGGACAAGTAATTTTGCCTTGTTTTGTTTTATATGCTGGTATGCTAAAATTAAATATTTTCGTTTTATTTTCTTTAGATGTTTTTTTCATCTTTGCGTTTTGTGTAAGTAAGTTCATTTTGTTTATAGTTTTTTTTTGTTAATAGTTTTTGTTATATTCTTTTTCTAGTTCTGGCAATATTTTTTTAATAAATATTTGTTCATGTTTCTTTGTCTGAAAATATCCATCATCTAATAAATCATTATAAATTTCTATTTCGTCAGTGTCTGAGTCATGATAATGTGGTAAATAATCAGACGCAAACTCATTAAAATACTTTTTTGTCAATTCGTCTAATCTATTTATCAAATTTTCGTTTTTTATTATTTGTAAATCTTGCTTTGTCTGTTCGTATTGTGTTGGGTCTTGGTAACCTTGATACAAATTTTTTAAATATTCTTTTTGATTTATCATTTTTTTAAGTTTTTTAAAGTGTTATTTTGTCAATCATGCTAAATAAATAACATAAAAAATAAAGAGATGCCGACATAAAAACGAGTGATGCGGTATAAAATATAATATCTTCTATAATGTTTTTAAATGTTTTTATTTTTTTTATGTCGTAATTTTCTCTTTTATTATATTGAAAAAAAACGATATATTCATCACTATTTAAAATAGTTGCTTTATTTGTTTTTTTGTTTATTAGTTTGTAGTTTGTCATTTGTTTAAAGTTTTTAAAGTTTATATATTATTTATTATTGTGTAAATTGTGAAAGTGAACAAAGATATAAATCCACTTATATAAATTAAATTAAATAGTTTAGTTATCATAATTATATTTTTTTTATTAGTTTATAGTATTTTTTTTGTGCCTCTTCTGTTGTGTTGAAAATATACGTTTCTTTTGTGTTTGCTACTGTGTAAGCAATTACAATATTTTGTCTTTGTTTTACTGTTGTTAATTTCATTTTTTAAAGTTTTATAGTTTATTTTTTTTATTTATTTATTCATTATTTGCATTAATTGCATAATACTAATATTGCCGTTCTCCACTAATTGCATTAATATTAATGTTTTTGTTTCTTTGTTTCCTTTGTCGAATTCGTTTCTTCCCTCTACTGATAAAGCATAAAACCAGTTTTTATTCATTGTTAAATTTTTTCTTGCGATTGTGTAATTTTTCATTTTTTTAAGTTTTAAGTTTATAATTATAATGCAAATATAACAAACTTTTACACAATAAAACAAATAATGTTAAAAATATTTATAAAATATGCTAATTTATAATCATTCTAAATAACTGATTATCAATCTTTTATATATAGAAACAGGCGTGTGTGGGCGTGTAGACACGTGTTATAGCAGACCCAGCAGTTTCAGGGCAGTTTCAGGGCAGTTTCAAAATTTTTTTTTTAAAAAAATAAAAAAATAAAAATTTTTTTTTATAATAAAAATTATTTTATTTTCATGTACCAGTCAAGTACATCCATACATTGGTCTAGTCCTTTAACAACCTTAGCATAGTAACCTGCTTCATTAAGATATGCTACCCACTCTTTCTGTTCTTTAGTTGGATAACTTTTCTTGTCTGCTTTTATTTCTAAGAATAAACCTGCATACTTACTGTTTACTTTAAGTATCTGCATATCTGGAAAGCCTTTTACATAACCTGTTTTCTTTGCTAGTATTGCTTGTTTCATAGATGTTCTAATACCACCTAATGATGCACAGTATCTTATATCAGGATATGTGTACTTCATGTAAGTACAAAAAGATGATTGGACTGATGCTTCTTTTTTCATAGCAGACCACCCCCCCCTATTGACCCCCTATATCCCCCCCTATCCATCTGTATAGGTAGTGCCTTTTATTAATTGGTACATTAAAGGTTGAGATACTTTATACTTTCTCGCTAATGATGAGATAGTTATCTTTTGTGTTGAGGTTCTGTATTCTTTTCTTATATCATCTGCTTCTTGTATGCTAAATTTTCTTCTAGCATACCCACCTCCTCTTAAATCTTTTCTGTCCTCTATTTTTATTTTTCTAATCTTTGGCATAATACTTTGTTTTATTCATCATCAAATCTGTCTATTGTTTCGCCATACTGTCCTTCTATTTCTACATTTGTAATTAGAACATCAACCTTGTCGTGTTTTTTCTTGTTGATGTAACAGATTCTGTCTAAGATGATTTGGTCGTTTTTTATTTCTTCAATATCAGATGTAAGTGCAAAGGTATCTAGTGTGCCAGTAATTGCTCTTCTGGTTACTGCATTTTTCTTTTTTATTTGATAAGATACAAATACTCTAAATATTGGTTTTTTCATTTTTAATTTTATCTAACTCAAACTCTAAATGGTTAATTGCTTTTTGTATGCAATCAACACTTGTAGAGTGCTTTCTTTTTGCCCTAAGAAGATAAGTAACTGCTGTGCCACAGTTGTATGATAAATCAAAATCCTCTACAACTTTTCTTGCTTCATAGCCATAAACACTACCTATATAATAGTTTGGTGTTTTATCTTTACTATAATCTACATCCTCCCAAGTAGAGTTTGACACATAACCATTCCTGTCTTTTTCGTAATAGTATTTACTATGACTTTCTTTTTCTTTCATATATTCTATCATTATGCAATCCACCTGTTCTGGTTTTATACTTATTCATATTCTTTTTTAATTCTTTTGTATTGTCATACTTTATTTTAGAATCTAATATTATAGCAGAAATAAACATTACTAAAATAATTACACCCAAACAAAAATAAGCAAATTCTACCATAACTTTTATTTTTAATAATTTGTGTAGTCGTCATCAACAAACTCTGCACAAAAATATGCTTCTAATATACAATAAACTATTGCTATTATCCAAATCAACATAAACCATTTTATATAACTCATAATAAAGTTTTTTACAAATATATAAAAATAATCCAATTTTATAATATTATTTTAATAATTTAGGTTCTGGTCTATAATGAGGTATGGTCTTTGGGTCTTCTCCCCTGTCAAACTTTGCTCTTGCATCCCATATTAAATCCTTGTGCTTTCTTAACCATCTCATATAAGTAGGTACATTTAAGTGTATAAAAGAATCGTTTTGTGGATTTCTTATACCTAAATTAAATGCCTGTTCTGCATCTTCAAAGTAAAAATTTTTATAAGTCTTTGATAAATCATCTGCTAAACTTTGAGACATAACCATTATAGTATCTTCTTCTACATTATTTTGTCCTAACTGAATATATGTTTTGCTTATTAAATCTACAGCACCCATAAGCAAATCTTCTTTTGACATTGTTTTTATTAGTTTCATTATTTAAATTGTTGTTTTAGTTTTTCTTTTACGTTTATATTTTTTTGTAAGTGTTGATGTATTTTACTCATACCTTTTGTTTTTGTGTCTTGTCTTTTCTCCCAAGTCCTAACACAACTCTTCCAACACTTCATTGCAGACTTTCCTATTTTCCAATTTTTGCTTTCATAAAAATCAAAAAAAGTTTCTGCATCTATTGTATTATTTCTTTGTTTACAATAAATACTAATCTCCTCAATAGTTGGTTTTTTAAAACGCTTATTATTACTATATGTAATATTATTATTAATACTTGTATTATTATCCTTAAAGTTTTCTTTAATACCCTCCTTTAAGTTTTCTTTAATACCCCCTTTAAGAATACTTATATACCTCCTATCAATTTCTTTAGTACCCTCTTTATAAGTGTAATACGTTGATATATAACCATTTGCAACTAATTCACTAATCCACTTAGATATAGTTACAATACTTTTACCATACAAGTTGGAAAAGTATTTGTTTGTTGCAAAGCACTCACCATTCATATTTAGTAGTGCAGTAATTTCAGCGTATAGTAATTTAGCGTTTGCAGTTAAATCTTTATCATATCTAACCTCAGCACTTATTATAGCATAGTAGTTTGGTTTCTCTTTCATTTTATTTTTAGTTCATAGCATTTAGTATAGGTTGACATGACTACTGTCCACTTAGAAACATCTCTGTGTAACAACCAGCAAAACCTTGCGTATATTTGATTTATAGGTTGTATGAATAAATAGTGTGTAACTTTTTTGTTAGGATTATTATGAGCATCATAGTTAACCCTTAAAGTATCACCATCTGTCTTTACACCCTTAACATCTATGTAGTTCATCTCACCAATACCTTTTAAAATTATATCAGCACCAACAACAGGACTCGCCTCTAATATAGGTGCAGCCTTATACTGAACACCTTTATTGTTATCAAGTATATGTCTAGCAACTAACTCTGCAAATATTCCAAGTTGTTGTATCTTATGTTCTTGTTTACCCCTATACTTATCTGTATTTTTATTATACACATTAGCAGACAGCATAGACCTAGCCTTAGCAAGTTCATCAGATAAACCAATGAAAGTGCTAGGATAGGTAGTTTTTTTCCAAACCAACATTAGAATGGTAAATCATCATCTGCTGTTTGTTTTGCAGCAGGTTTTGTATTCTCTTGTGGTTTGTAATCATTTACATAAGCATAGTGTGTAGCACCTTTTTCAGATGGCTCTCTTCTCTCTGATATAACCATAGACACCCAGCCATTCTTTGAGTTTGCTTGTAAGTCATCTACTTTAAAGTTTGCTACTAACATACTTCCATATTGTGTAGTAATGTTTTTTATACTACTCGGTAAATAAATTTTCTCTTTTTTCTCTTTCATTTTTTTGTGTTTTAATTAAATATAATTTGGTTAATGATTCTTCTATTTGTTTCTTTTTACTTTCTAAAGCAATAATTTCTTCATCTACTTCTACTTCTATTATTCTGTTTTCTATTTGCTTAAACGCTTGTTGGTCTTTAGAATAATTCTCGTAAAAGAACTGAAACTTTCTATCATGATGTATAACAGAAGCATGGTGCATATTAGTTAACTCTGCTATCTCCATTAATGTTAGATAAAAAACATTTCTCAATACAAATATATACATACGCTTTGCATAGATTATGTTCTTAGTTCTACTGCCTAAAAAAATTCTTTCTCTTTCTACGTCATAAATTTTTGATATTTCTTCTAATATTATATTGTCATAATACTGGCTAAATCTTACTCTTCTTCTTTTCATATTTTTATATTTTAATTTATATCGTACACTACTGTATCAATGATGTCTTGTATAGTTAATCCAATGCTATCTGCTAATCTTTTAGCGTGTATAAACCTCATAGTTGTTGGCTCTTCTATAAACTTTTTACTTGTTGCATAATTAACCTCAAGTATTTTACAAAGCCTTAAATTAGATATACCATAAATTCTAAGCAATGCTTCAAACTCATTTCTTGATTTTCTAATTTTATCTAATGAATATTTATTTGTCATATCTATAATAAATTATATGAGTGAAGAACCCCTCCGTTGTTGTAAATTAATTTTTTAAGTTAATTTATTTTAATTGTTGTTGTTTGTCAATAAGGGCATAATCTTTACAAAGTCTAACCGCTCAGTTAATAATTAATAATGATTATAACTCCACTCATATAATTTTACTTATCAAACACTCCATCTTTTAGCATTTTCAACCATTGCTTTCTAGTGTCTGTTTCTATTTTGTTTTCGTTTATTTGTTTTATTATTTCCTCTGCCTCTAGTTCTGTTAAGTCGTTTAATCTTTCCATAACATCATCTACATAATGTGGAGGCAAAGCGGTTCTATGAATGTTAGACTCAATGATAAGCCACTGTGTATCTGTAATACCAGTAGGCTCACCATCAAGTATATCATCTAACCAATCATTCATTAATCAACTATCTCATCCTGACCAAAGACATTACCTTGCTCATAGAAACCAGCCAATTTAAGTACAACTCTTGACATTGCTCTCTTCTCAGCCATAGCAACAGGAAACTTTTTACCTCCTCCCATTAAATTAGCATCAGATGCCTCACCGAAACTCATCATGTTTCTTACTTCGTTCTTACCAACCTTCATTGTTGCAACTGCTTTTAAGACTACATGATTCTTATCTAAGTCTAATGTAACTACATCATAAGCAACAGTTATTCCTTGTTTACTTACAATTTTATCTATACCTGACCTAGTAATGATTACAAAACCTCTCTTGTCTTTATATACATCTTCTTTGACAAGATTGTTTTCTTTAAATAATCTTCTTAGAGCATCCTCTCTTGTTTCAGGAGTTACTTCTACTTGTTCTTGCTTGTTTGATTTTCTACTCATTTCATTGTTGTTTAAGTTATTAATATTTGTTTGTTGTTCATACATTTGTTTCATTTTTCCCATAGTTATTTATTTATAGTTAATATTTAATCTTCTTGACTTAGATACACAATCATAAGAATTATAATTGTAGGAACTGCTATTAATGTTTCCATGTTTTTAAGTTTTAAGTTGCGACAAAGATATAAAATTGGAATAAACCACAAAACATTTTTAACATTTTTTTACAAAATGTTTATTTACTAGATATAAATTGTGTGATGTTTTTAGAAATAATGCACAAGTCTAGCCACTTGACCGCTTGTTTTTTCGTGTAAAAATCCTTCAACTGCTTTTGGAACTCCCACATAACCTTTTCTTGAGTGCCAACTATCAGTGCCTGATGGAGACCTCATATACTCTATAGTAACACCTATAAAGTCTTTACCATCTAACCACTTGTGTTTTACCTTGTGATGTAAGTGATGTAGATACCAGTATCTAAACTTAGACTCACTCCACATATGCGGTCTTTCTTGTGCCATAATTAGTGGTAATTTATCCATCTTTGCACCATCTCCATGTTCAAATCCTATTAGGTTTTTACCATACTGATAATACTTTCTATGTGAAACGCTTATATCAAAGTTTACATCTTTATCATTTCTAAACCAACTTTTAAGTGCGTGTGCTAAATGAAAGCCACTTTGATAATCATGGTTACTCATAGAGTGTACTACATCTACAGGTGCTATCTCTCTTAACATTTCTATACACTTAACATATAATGCTAAGGCAATCTCAAAGTGTTCCCACCATTTACCATCAACATCTTGTCTTGTACCTTTTGTAGTTTGGTTGTAAACATTGTCTATATGCAATACATCATTACCTATGCAGAATAATATTTTTTCTACATCAAACCCTTCTGCCTTTACTGTTAAGCCTTCTAAGCCTTCTAAAACACGCATACAAGCAGTTTCAACGTCATAACCACTACCAGTTTCTAAATCATTTGCATATTTACCTATATGTATGTCTGCAGGATTTATTACTAATAAGTGATTACCATATTTATTTTTTCTTTCTTTTGGAGGATAGTAAGGCGAGTGTCCTTCTATAAATTTTTTTATGTTTTCTAATAAAACATTTTGGTCTAAACTTAAATCTTCTTTAGTAACTACGCTAAATCTATATTGTCCATTAGCAGATTGCCAATGTTTTACAGATACTACATCTTTTTTATTTATACCTCTTTCTTGTAAATGTATATCAAGTGCAGAGTTACCATTTATAGATGTATTTTCTGCCCTACTCTCATATACCATTTCAACTTCCTCTTCAGAAAGCCTTAATCTTTTTCCGTATTTTTTCATTGTATTGTTTATTAGTTGACCTAAAAGTATATAAAAAACAACCCCTTTAAAAACCAAAAGTGAGATGTTATAAAC